ATAAGTTGTTGGATCTTCAAGATCTAGGACTGGAAGTTGATTTGCCTTTATTGGACCATTCTTAAGTTGATCCCAAACAAAAACTTCTGGTTCTTTAAATGCAAGGGTGCGAAGAATCAAGCTATTTATCTGCTGCATTCCTTCGCCGTATTGAATCATCTTCTGTTGATAACGATTCATCAAAGGTTGGTACTGAATAGATAGGGCTACACCTGAGGTGTTTGAAATAGGCTGTACTTGTCCTAGAGCAGTCTCTGGAACTCCAACCATTTCATGCATAGCTGTCTTAATGATCTTTAAGTATTCCATAGCGCCTTGAAGACCTTGACCGCCACCTTCTAGGTTAAATACTTGTGCATCCTTTGGAAGACCGCCCCACACTTTCTTAGGTCCCTTTTCTAGGGATGAAGCTTTAGCTCCTGTAATAACAGTAACGGGTGCAGCGTGGTAATTAATAATGTCTGCTACATCTGTAGCAACTTCGTTGTAGTTGCGGTTTAGAACGATAATATCGTGGCAATCAGATAGTCCCCAAGGAGAGCCAGATACACGAACATTTGCGATATGAACGATAGGGACAATGCCAATAGGGTTTGGACGAGAGTCAATTAACTCGTCATTAATGTATTCTTCAATACGATCATCAGTAAGAATTTCTGTGTAGGTATATACCTGACGAGTACCTTCTAAAGAGGTACCCCAAAAACGATACTTAAGCTTAAAACGAATTAGGCGTGAACGATCATGTGGGTGAAACTCTGGAAAACAAAAAGACGCATTGAGAGGAAGAATACGAACACGTCCTGGGTGTCGATGGCCTGTAGAATCTTCATAGGCTTCTTCATAAGCTACTTTAACAAAACAATCTCCGGACACTCCGCCTTGTTGTCCCATTTCCCACATAACAGAATATTTATCATTATCTACTTCCCAAACTCTTTTAAGAGCGTCAGGGACTACTGATTCTGTTTCTGCTGGGCTTCGAAAAGATGCTCCACGACCAAATGTAAAGTTAATTATGTAATCTGTAAATGCACGATAATAATTGTAAACCATTTGTGATTCGCCTATTTCACGGCGATAAGACCAATGATGTCCTAGATACATTGCCCAGTTAAGAGAATAGCGATTTAATCTTGGACCATGTACTTCAAATTCTTCATCTGCTAGTTCTACTAAACCAAGCGGAGAAATCGAGATGGTTAAATCAGATGACGCAGCTCTGTAACTGGGAGGTGAAAAATCAATACCACCAGCCATTATTCACAACTCCCCATCTTAATTTTTAAACCCCTTTGTTTTCCTTCTCTTTTTTCTACTTAGAAATAATATCTAAGTAAAGACTCCCAACCCCGGAGAAGGGGTGCGGGGTTGGGAGCCTCTACAGTCTACTATACTAGTCTGCTACTTGAGCAGGGTTCATGCGTTGATAGCGCCCACCTGAACGCACAACCTCTTCAATAACTACCTGTGAGTGATCACCGAAGTTACCTTGGTTGAATTCTGCGTTATAGACTGGTGCTTCTGGCCATGCGGCTGAGCCGACATGTGCACGTTGCTTCATTGTTTCTTCTGGATACTTTTCAAACACGTTAACATTGTGGTTTGGACGACCAGCTGGGGTGTCATATCCTTGATCTAGACCCAACTGAAAATCTGTTGGGACGTCTGTGTCAGTTGCAATACCTTCTTCAAAACGAAGTGGTCCACGAAGACCAGGTTGTGCAGGTGACATCTTTCTTTCATATGTTGCTCCAACTTTCTCAGGGAACTGAGGGGTTGGGGCAATGTTTTCTACTGCCATGTTTACTCCTTATGCATAGGGATTGAGGGTCCTCAGGTATAAGTCTCTACCTTAAGGCTTCTTTTTAAATGCTAAATTAAGAAAAAAATGGTGAAGCACTTACTTCAACCGTAGGCATAACCATATCCTGGGTCATGGCACAGGCGATTGCTAAAGAGTCCACAAAGTCGTCGTGGGCGTGGGCCTCGTCCGGGGCAGCAACTAAAAAGTTGGGCCCTTTATACTGGACTTCGGCATCCGTCATTTGTTGGTAAAACTTCTTCCAAATACGTAAACGACGTGTTTTTGCGTGTGCAGGCCAAGAAACCATTTGTCTTTGAATTAGGGCCTGTAGATGTTTCCAGCGTTTAGATTGCTCTGAGGGACTAGAGGTAATTGGAACTACTTCAGCTCTAGGCATCAATACTTTCAGTCTACCGGCAACAGCATCTCCAACTCCGTTAGAGTCCACCCCGATAGCCAAAACGTCGTAGTTTTCTAGGAAGTTTACTATCTGGAAGTATTGCTCTTCCCAGTCATCCCCCTGGATTTCTAACCAGTTTAAAACACGATGGTCATAATAACCAAACTCATCAGGACGATCCCAATCAACCCAGACAACAGTAACAACCGTAGAATCCATTTTTCTAGCTGGGTCAATGCCAACAACGACTGGAGACCTATGCCAGCTTTTAACAAGCTCTTGGGACGTATCCCCCAAATCATCCATAATAGAAGAAGTGAGGAACATACCGCGTTCCAAAAGCCACTTACAGTTGTACGACATCTGGAACTCATCTGAATCTTCTCCTACTCGTAGCATTTCTTTTTTAATAAACTTTTCATAATTAGTATTAAATTTTGCAACATCTCTCCAGTCCCATTGGAAATGGTTCTGTTTTGAAGACCTACCGGTTTGTCTACGCTTGTTTAATTGAATAGCTCTATAGAAGTTATTCTTAGAAGTGGTAGGTGTTCCAGTCTTAACAATGGTGGCGTTGTAGTACGCACCCATAGGAGCAATAGACTTTGAGACTACAAAGTCGTCAGCTTCTTGACACTCATCAATAATAATTAAATGAAACGACTTAGATTCAATCTTAGCTCTAGGGTTAGCTGTCATCATCATTAGGGTTGACCCTGAGTTCTTTAAACGTATGTTACGAATAACTCCAGGGCTTTTAGTTGCCATGTCGTCGATCTCTGGGTCCCCAAGAACTTCTAAAGCTCTTTCGCTAGTTAATCGAGAAACGGTTCTTCCGTACAAAGTTTCTACCTGAGATTGAATTGGAGCAAACATACCTACCCAGATGCCATCTCCAAACTTACCCAATAGATCTGGATACATCTTTGCAAGACGTGGAAGAATGACCATCAAGGTAGCTACGGTATTAGCAATTGTTTCAGACTTGCCTGACTGACGAGAAGCCAGTGCGGTTACTTCTTCTCCATCGTTAATAATGACGGATTCAATAATTCTTCTTGCTAGAGGCTCTTGATATGAGTGCAGCTTGTACCCAACTAGCATCTCCATAAAAGCCATAATCTTATTAATTAAAGCCTTAACGAACTCTTTTGATAGCTCATCTAGCTCATCAGGCTCTTCTTCAAATTCCGTTTCAGCCTCTTCAAACAGTTCTTCTTCAGGATCTACCTCTTCAAACTGATCTTCGTCGTACTCAAAATCAGTCATTAGCATGTCTCTTTACTAGAGACTCTAAGATTACGTGCAAAGCTTCAGCCCCAATACGAGCTTCTTCTAACGTAGCTGGATCTTTTGTTTTTTGCCAAGAAGAAAGATTTCTGCCAATCGTGTATAGAGCATTTTCAGTCCAAGGAAGAAGCTCTCCCGTAGGAAGAGACTCAACTCTTTTTTCAATCTTAGACTTTTCTTTTGCAGCCTGAGTCTTGCCGTGTTTAGATCTAATTCCCAATATCATTTTGTGCTCCATATCTAACATAGTCCCAGTCTATCTCTTCTTCAGGCAATGCCCTACCGTGAATGGCATTTGTTAATGCTTGACTTTCACTATAAGAAGAAACCCATTTACCAATAACTAAAGCTAGCCTAGTAAAAGGTAAGCGTATTGAAATGCCTACTCCACCTCTAAATGGATCATCTATTTCTTGAGTTTCAGCTCTTTCCCACATAATGGGTGGTTTCACTGGATAAACCAACGTATGCCAATATATTGGTCCAAAGTCTCTTGGATTTGCCAATCTTAAACCTCACAGTCGTGATCCATTACCTCTGCTTCACGCAGATGTTCGCTACAAATCTTACACCTAAACCATTTAGATACTTGAAAATTATTTTGTGCTGTTGCGCCCATAGGGACATCTACACCACCATCAGGTTGTGGAATGTAATCAGAAACCACTTCCGGTGATTCAAATAGCTCAGGTGGAAATGGTCCTTTAGGCTGATGCGCTGTCTCAGGTACGGGGTGCCCTTGCCTCGTAATGATGCGCTCAATACGCATAGTTATTCCGCTGGTGTGTCAGCAGCTTTTTTAGCAGGCTTCTTTGGTTCTTCTACAACTGGTGTTTCTACAACTGGTGCAGGAGCAGCAGTTTCTACAGCTTCTGGTGTATTCCATGGTTTTGCCCAGCTTGTCATGTGATATTCCTCTCGTTAGACAAAAAACTATTCTACATGGGTTTGCAGGTTGCTGACCCCCTGTAGTTACTGGTACGGTATATCCATGGCCCGGGCAACTGGGCCATCACTAAC